TCCGCGGCCGCCGCATCTGCCTGGGCTTTCATATTGGCGATGTAGATATCGGCTATTTCCTGCGCCGCTGCCTGAGTGACATTGTGCTTTTTGAATACCGGCGTGACTTTGTCCAGGAACGCCTGGTCAAGTGTCATGCCTTCAGGAACTTTTATTTCGTATTTCTCGGGAACAACTTTGCTTTTTGCTTCTACTTCTTTTGTTTTTACTAATTCCGCCTTTTTAACTTTATCTGCATCGTTCAGTTTATCTTCAGGGGTCTCAAGTAACCGTTTCTCTTCTCTGGTTTTCTCGATACCAATGCGTTTTGTCTGATCCTCTGCGGACAGAGTCTTAGGGTCTGCTTCAAGCAATCGCTTCTCTTCTGTTGCTACTGCTGCCTGCGCTTGTTTCGCGGCATCATCCAGGATATCCGGAGCTGCTGCGGGTGCGCCTGCGTCTTTCAATATGTCTGGTACTGGTTTTGCGTCCGCTGGGTTTGGGTTTGCAGCGGGGTTAATCGGGTCTGGCATCTTTAGCCTCCTTGGCTTGTTTCTTACTGTTAAGGGCTGAGAGATATTCATTCTGCATCTTAGCGAAGACGGTAAAATCGGCCGCGTTTATATCAATCAACATTCCGAGTCCGACTTCCCTTCTTCCTTCGTTAAAAGCAGTCTGGTTGGAGTTGGGGCTGAAGGAACTGTGGAATATCCCGCATTCCCCCAACAGTCGCCAAAAATATCTCCTGCCCGCCGATAGTTTTAATATCTCCTTTACATCATCTATTTGTTGTTGCCTGGCGCGCTTCTGCTCGTCAGATAATTTTTTATTCTGCGCTTCGATATTGAATACATCCGTGATATCTGTTTCGTCTTTCATTTCTTTTTATGTTTAAAATACTCTACTTGCTTTAATCTTATCTCCGCGGCTTTCCTGCTCTTATATGGCCCGCCGAGATTGCGTCCTGATTCGCTTACTACTTGAAAACCGCCCTTGACTTCTCTTATCATTTCGCTACCTCTACCTCATTTTCCTTTACGCAGATATCCGGACGCTTTAAATATCCGAGGCCCCTATTCTCGATAAAGTTTCCTTCCTGCGGCAACATGTTTTTCTTATAAACTACGCACCTCTTGTGTCCGGCGAGCGTATGCAGTTCATGCAACTGTTCGCAGCCATCACAGTATTCTTTATGCCTAAGTTTTAGTTTCATCTTGGGTTTGCTCCTTTAATGGCTTCCAAGGTCGAGTCAAGCGCTGAGTTTTCGCCTATCGGTGCGGCGGACATATCTTTTACTGCTCCAGCGCCTTTATTCGCTGCCTCTGCCAATATCAACATCTTCTTCTGTGCTTCTGCCTCTGCGGTTATTTTTGCCCGGGCTTTTCTTAGGGCTGCCATTGCCTCGGGGCTATTGATTATCCTTGCGGGGATACCGAGCATCTTGGCTTTCTCCTGGGCGTATCCGTCAAAGTTAATGTTGTCTATGATAGCCGGGTTTGCCTGGGCCACGGACAGGATTTCGGATACCCACTGGTTTATGGCGACTATCTCCTGCATCCTTTGCGCCTGGGCGAGGATTGATGTGTAACGGATCTTTAGTTCCTTGCCCTGCAGCTCTTGCGGTGACGGAGGAAATACATTCTGCGATGGATCAGGTGATTGCGAGTTGCGCATGCCGATGTTGAATGTCCGCTCAATCAGCGCCTTGACAAAATCATCGCCTTGCCAGCGCTCCAGGATTGGCCCGAGGATAGATAGTTTCTCGGATTGCTTTTCAATGATCTCGGTGGCGGTTATCGGTGTACCGGAACGCTCTGCTTGAATCATCATCAGGAATAAATCGGTAAAGTAAAACTTCCTGATTTTCTGCTTGGTCTTTTCTATGGAGGCGTCAAGATTGGCGAGGTTCAGTTGCACCTGATATGTCGGCCTTACTCCGGCATTGGGAACAAGGGCTGAGGATGTGGTTATGCCTCCGGGCAAAGTATTGACCTCCCCGGTAACCGAGGCGTCTTTCTGCAACGGTGGATTGCTTTCTTTATCCAGGCCGATAAGCAGGTTCTTTACTTTTTTCTGTAGCTCCTTGACACTGCCTAAGGCCTTCCAGCCGGGCCCGCCTTTACCATAGCTATCAGCTGTGGTGGTTGTATCCCAGCGCGGGACAAGTAATGGGAATTCCTCATAACCTCCGATGCGCAGGTAATCGTCATCCTTAGAACCATCTTCCCAATAAATAGAGCGGAATGGCATATTCCAGAAATCCTTGAGGTACGGCACCCTGCCTTCGTTCTCTTCTATCAGGTGATTGATGAGTATCCATTTATCGATATCGCCGCTCTGATAAGCCTGTTGCACTACGGCAGATACATTGCCGATGCCGAAGTCGGAAACCATCTGCCCGACTTTCATGTAGAAGCGATGATAAAAAGCATTGACCCTGCCCTGCTTGTCGCAGGCAAGATAGTATTCGCCGCAGGTAAAATTCCTTAGTGATATGACATTCTTGAAGTCCTCTTCGATAATGGCGCAGGCGGTTGAGAATACAGAGAGTTCGGCGTACATTGCGTTAAGCACGGCGTACGTGCCTGAGCGTTGGAAGATATCAAGCATCTTCTTGGTTACATCATCGAGCCAGTATTTTACTACCTCGACCTTCATCAGCTCATCGTCATCGAGGAATAATTCAAACCAGGGGCGCGAGGGGCTGGTGAATCCCGAGGTCATGCCTGAGGCAAAGGTATCAACGCAGAATGTTGCCTCTTCGTCAATGAGCGTCTTATGGTCTATCTTGGTGCCCTGTGCGGGCGTAGGAGAATTAAAGAAACCTCGGGTGGGATAGTTGTAGGTGGATAAGTCCTGCCAGGTGGCGACATAACTATCGCCTTCTGACTTCATGGCACTGGCACGTTTGACAGTAAATTTCTTGGTCAGGCCGGTGTTCTGAAACTGCCCGGGTTCAATCTTTTTGCTATCTGTCTTTGGATCTATGATTGTGGGGGGCATGGGTTAGCCTCCTAATGTGGTTTTCTTTCCTGTGTTATCAGCTGAATATAAATTTGCTCCTGTGCCGGTTATCCCTTGTGGTGATGTCTTGATGGTTGAGAGCATACCGCGTTGCACCATTGCTATTCTCTTGCGCCTATCTGCTGCCGTCTGCTGTGATTCTGTTTCTGTGGGCGTAGCCGATGGCAGGGGTGCTGCTGCGGGTGCTGGTGTTACTTCTGGTGCTGGAGCCGGGGTATATGATGGTGAGCTGCCAAAACACATATGAGCCTCCTTTAGGCTAAAGGGTTATAGTCTGTGCCTACTGCGAATTGCTGTTGAGTTTTTCCTGTTATGGATTCATACATTTGTTTGTTACTTAGCTCTATGACGTTGAATATATTGACTGCTATATATTCCCCGGCATTCATCAGGTGTTCATAGAAGCCATCCTTAAAGGGCAACTCAAACTTGCCCTCGAATTGCTGAGCCTCACGTTTAACCGGATAATGATAACCGCCTAAAAAGCCGTCAATGGATATCTTGCAATAGCGCTTATCCAGCATCATAGTCGGCCGGTCTCCTGCAAGCCGACACAACTTGCCTTCGATTATCTCTTTGCGTTGCCTATAGGTTGATTGCCTGGTGATCAGGTTGATACCCTTGCTCTTTAATATCTGTGCCGATGTCATTTCTGATTTGTCGCTGACTTGCCAAGCTGCGGGATCACCGCAGTGGATTATGTGCGTTCCTGGGTAAAATATGCCGAGTTGCTCTATAATAAAGTCGGCGAATTTGTCTATGGTGATATCACGGCCCAAGTATTCACGTAGCCAGAGCCAACGGTCTTTTAAGTCTATTTGTGTTATAAGGGCTGCAGGGAAGTGGAAACCAAAATCCCAGCCGACTATTAACGGTTTATCTGGTAAGTGTTCAAACTCTCCGGTGTGTATGGGTTCTTTAAAACCCGTATAATAAGGCTTGCCGCTTACTGAGAATCCGGTCTTGCCTAATAAGTACTTGCGCTTGGCCGCCTCAGGCATTGACTCAAGGCTGCCTCGGTATGCTGTAGGCAGGTTATCCCAGTTCTCATAGGTGGATAACTCTAACTTCTCTACGTCTTTATCGAAGTTATCTTTCGTGGGGTCGGTGATTTCTGTGAGCCAGTGAGTTTCATTGGGTGGTTCGCTTTCCATCAGGATCATACAAGGCATATTCTCTTGCCGGCATCTGCGCTTTAGGGTCCGGTATGTTTGCTCGGTTATCTCATGGGCTTCGGTGACTATTACGATTGCGAATTCCTGGCTACCAAGGCCTGTTAAATCGGTGAGGCCGTTGAAATATATCCTGGCTGTGCCTTTGGTAGTAGTGATGATGTCGTAGAAGTGATAGGTTTCGTTCTTATGTTCTATTAGTTCGGGGGGCAATATTTCAAAGAATTTATCCATTACCGAGAGCTTTAGGTCCTTAAAGTCTTCTCTACCCCAGAGGATTCTTATGCCGGGGATTTGGGTGAGTATTTCTATGGCGGGGGCCATCATGGCACGCGTTTTTCCTGATCCGTTGCCGCCTTGCAGATAAAGCACAGGAATATGGTCCAGGTCTTTTAAGGGAGTGGCTCTTACCTTGTCTACCCAGTTAAGAACGTATTGCTGGGTCGGATTCGGTAAGTTGGCCTGGCCTTCCTTCTGTCCGTAAGGCGCTATCAATAGGTTTACTGCGGTATCCATAAGAAATGTGGTAGTGCCGCGAATTATCTATGAGAGGCGTATCTACCCAGCCGAAATTCTTTAGGGCAAAGATTGCGCCGGATGAATACTGGCCTCTTAGTTGTTGCTCGTAAGTCTGTTCGATCAATAGTCTTGCTCTTTTTAAGGGTGCGGAAAAATCTGGCTTCTTGCAATAAATATAAAAATCTTCCTTTGCGCTAAATCCTAACCAAAGTATTAAGCCGGTAAGGGTTGGGATGTATTTTGTTACTTTTTCCCCTACGCTTGTTTTACCTATTGGGCAATAAGCGCCTATCTCAAAATACTCAATTATCTTTACTTCAATCTCCTCTGGTGTTTTAAATTTAGGCGGTCTACCTACTGGATTCTTTGGTGGTTGGAAGGAATTTATTGCTACTGCTGGCTCTTGGGTGGGGGTTTTTTCTTTTATTTTGCTACCCGGCTGGTTCGCGTCTTGACTTTTTGTCATATATAATCGCAAATTTAAAGGCTGGTCTGTTGCGAGCAGAGCCAGCCTCGTGGGGTGCTGCCGGATCCGTTGTCCGGTGCTTGCCCCGGTCTTTGGGTTTGCGGTTATAGTATTAGTTTAAATATGACATTTTGTCAACATAAATCATTTAGTATCTGAAGCCGAGCTTCTTCATCTTGCGCGCGTAGTCTCTTTGATAGTGGGGATTCCGGGCGTAGAATCTCTTGGCTGCGCGTTGCAGTTGGGATTTTCTTTTTTGTGTAGGCATATGTCTACCCCTTCCGTTTTTTTAAGCGGTGGGCTGACCGCTTCGAAATTTCGATTAAGTCAGCCTGTCTTTTTATGGTTCATTTAAGCACCCGGGTTTATTTTTTAATTGGCGCACGATCATCTCCGCCTCGCAGACAGTCAGCTCATCAAAACTCTTACCGTAGTATTGCTTCACGTAGTCTTCTGCGCTGCCAATGTAGCCGGCATCCATGATTACGCTGCAGACTTGGGTTTTTAGCTCAAAGGGAATTTTCTCTGCCATGATCCTATTTCTTCCCCAGTGGTTGCGGTGTAATTGGTTTTTTTATTAAATAAATTTCATTCTCACACCATTGGCAAATAGTTTTGTACTCCTCTGGCGGGAGTTTTCCCTTATCAACCCTTATTTTAATCGGCAGTCCGCATATAGGGCAGGGCTTTGTTATCTCGTAGTAAGTAATGGGCAGGGACGGTGGTTTATAAGTGGAAATCTTTTTCCCAAAATATACCATTTGGACAAGCGAAAGGAGAAAAATCACCACCAGCAAATCTATTATATTGATCCATCCGAATAATCTGCCTTCTTTATCTATGAGTTTCATTCTTCCCCCTCCAGTAGCCTAATGCGTAAGCCGCGAAAAGCCCTATTGCCCCTAAAATCAAATCTATCATCACCATCTCGGCCCCCTTTATTGGCTTCCTTCTTTTTCTTTCACATAATCTCTGTCGCTTATACCACTTATAAGATGCTGGCACAACCAGTCATAATACCACTCTATATTATCTTTCCATATCTCGGTAAAACACTTTTGGCAGTAGGGATGCTTGCCACTACCACGATTTGCTCCTTCTTTCCCGCAGTTCACGCATTTCATTTCTTCCTCCTTTTAAATAGTTCTGCCGAACATATTAAGGCATAAACAAATAATGCGCCGATTATTACGACGGCTAATCTTTGCCAGCCGCCGTGTTCGCATTTCGCATCTATGGAATCTAAGGTCTTTTGAACTACCTCAATAAGGTTTAGATTCATTTCTCCACTTCCGCAAAGTTCTTTAGGATTTCGGCTCGGATTGTTTTGGCTAATTTTTTGTATCTACTTTCGTGTAGTTGTAAATATGTGGCATTAGCGATATTAGTAAAACCTTCAGTAGAATGAAGTCTTATCAAATTCGTTATTTCTTCCTCACTTAAAACCCTCCCCCTATACACCTCAGCGATTTCTTTGGTGGCTTGGGAAATGGACTCTACTCTTCTCCTATCTTTTTCTTCAGGCTTATTTACTAATCTTCTATCTATTTCCAAAACACTAATCTCAAGGAAAAACTTTTCTAACACCGCCCTAACCTTTTGGCTCATCTTAACTCCTCTATAATTTTAAGTTCTGGGATTGCCTCTAAAATATCTTTTAAAGAACATTGCCATCTTTTTTCTATTGTTCCACCACCCCAAGGTTTAGGACCAGCAACTCTATAATCATTTATTACAATGGCACTCCCTTCACATCCTCTTACAATACAAATTTCTATTATTTTTTCAATGTCTACCAAACTTTTCTTCTTACTTTGGCTCATCGTGTGCCTCCCCTTTTCTTTCTTGGCATATTAGTCCTTTAAATTTTCTTTTTTTCAAAGCAGGAACACCCAAAATGATAATAGGTAGTTATTTGGGTTATTTGATGGGGACATTCTGTCTTGATTAAGTTATTCATTTTTATCACACAATATGCCCAAATAGATTTTAGCGAATATTTAGGTCTCCAAAATCTACAATTTACACATAACTCCTTCTCTTCCATAATTACTCCTTTGGGGCTAATCTTCAACTTTAAATCCGATTTCTTTTAATAATCCTCTCATCTCAAAGTTTCTTCGTTCAAAATGTTTTACATAATTCCGAAGTTCTCCGTGATTATGAGCGTTGGCTTTCATATATTCTTCTGCGCCTTGAATAGTCAAGAAAAAGTAAACATCAGTCCATAAATAACCGACATTTAGTTCTTCTATGGTTTGAATTGCCTCATCTAAACTTGTAGGGTCGTCTTCAAACTGTTCTTTTAATAACTCTATGGCTTGTTCTTTTGTTTCACAAACATCGGGTTCGCCATCGCCGTTAATCCTGTATTCTATTTTATTTATTCCATCGCCTGATACAGAATAACCATCTTCCATAATACCAATGCATGTTAACTCTTGAACGGTTACATAAATTGGATAAGCCGTTGCTCTATTATCTTGCGTTGCATATTCTAATTTTAATTCTTCTAACATCTCTCCCTTCCTTTCAGCCCTGATGAGGGGTTAGTAATAAACAATTTTAATATGTTCTGCTATCATAAAGAACACCCATAACCATATTGCAGTATCAAGTGCCCATAAAAGAATCATAAAAAATCTTCCCCTACTCATCATCCCTCCTTTATAAGTGCATTGAGTTCTCC